GACCACCAAGAACGCCAACGGGCCGCATCCCATACGGGGTTGCAGTTGCAGACATACTTGATACTCCTGTTAGTTAAAGGCGGTCGTCAAGGACAATCCTTAACTTCCACCACCAAACGTGACTCTCGTCTTGCGTTCCGGCTTCAACATTGGCATGCGTGGATCGTTTTCTCGCATGTAGTTGTTATCGATCGCCTGCACTTGCTGATCCGCCTTCTCGGAATAATGCTGCTGTCTAGCAAACACGTTTTCCGCAGGCATCTTGCAAAGCAAGAGACCGCCTACTTCGATTCCACCACGCTTAGCCCACTCTGAGTTGTGATCGGACATAATCCTCAACTCAGGATGATCTTCGGCACGTACCGGCTCCCAACCCTCACGGAGGCGCATGGAAGCATTCTTGTTGTCCAAGTTTCCAAGTGAAGCGGTACGAATCCACCTGAAAATCCAACCGTCTTGCGGGATCGGATCAGGCAGAACCGAAGGTGGTTTCCAACTTTGAGTCCGGGTTTCGCTAGCCCGAGTTTCAATTTCGCGAGGTTTGCGCTCATTAGCCATTGCCCATCTCCTTCATTAACTGTGAGGCATATTGCTGGGGAGTTAATCCAAGCCGCTTGGCGAGGGCGACTTGAGTGGCCGTCAACTGCACTTTGCGCGGGGCTGACCCAGCCATTCTTTTGGCTGGAGCCACGACGGGTACTCTTCGCGGAGTCGCAGAGCGAGCTGGCTTCGTCTCGACCTCTTCGGTCTCGATGTCTGCCAGATCATCATCCTCCGCGAAGCGGTCAGGAAATACCTGACGCATTCGCTTGTTAATCGCCTCGTAGTATTCATCTGTCGAGGCGTAGTCATTTCCTTTTTCACCGAGCAATCGCTGGTGTACCCCGTATGCAAAACTCGTCATCTCGGGGTCTTTACCGAACCAGGGATTCTCGGACTGCCACCTCGCCGCCTTTTGGTCAGGCTTTGGCGCGGTCGCGGCAGCTTGCTTGAGATAATCCTGTTGCGAAACGGCTGCGGCTTCCGCCTTAGCGGCTTGCATCTGCCTCGCAACTTGATTGGCGTAGGCAGGCGCTGAAGCTTCTGCCAACTGAGCCTGCGTCAATCGCTGTTGAGCCTTGACGATAGCATCCGTGTCGCCTGCTTCGTGTGCGCGGCGTAGCTCATTCTCTGCTAGCGTGGCGGCAGCCTTGGCTCTTTCAGTCACCTGCTGCTGGATCACCTTCTGATTCTCAGAAATCAGGCTAGTGAGACGCTTGTTCTCTTCCTGGATTCGCTGAGCGTAGGTGATCGCTTCATCACGCAGACGCGACGCCTCTTCTCGCTGGCGTCGCTCTTCATGGAAGTCGTACTTCAACTTATCAATACGCTTTTTAACTCGCGTACTGTAGTTTTCAACCTCGGACTCGCCATCGGCGTCGTCCTTAACCTTTACCGACTCTGATTTCTTCGGTTTACGGTCTTCTGGTTTACGAGGATCAACGACCTCAATGCTGAAGTCTTCGCTTTCTGCGGGGACCTCTCCTGATTTGGAGAGGATTTGGGTCTTGATCCCGAAAAACTTGGCCTCTTCTGAGGTTGGGGCTGCGGCTGATTCTTCAGCTGCCCCGGTTTCAAGCTCATTATCTTGTTCGCTCATACTCGTTCAACGCCTCTTGGATCATCAATCACCGCTTCCACGGTGTCATCGTTGATCAAGCGGAACTCTTTGCCATGAATCTTGACGCGAGTCCCACTGTACGCCCGAAAAACCACCCAATCGCCCTCTTTGCAGTAGGGACCATTAGGGAACCTTTTCTCGTCCTTGTAGGCATCTGCCCCCATCTTGAGGACAAACCCGACGACGGTCGCGACGGTTTCATTTCGGATCGTTTCAGAGGCTTTAATGATGCCCCCATCGGTCTTTTCATCGACTTCGGGTAGAGCAATCAGGAGCTTAAACCCCTTCGGCTCTGGCATCTGAGAAGGCTTTTTAACGGACTTCTCGGTCTGCGCTGCAGGCAGCGGATTTACAAGTGCAATGGTTGTCATTGAGACCTCATTGTGTGCGCGATTCCTCGCGAGTGCTTGTAGATATTCACAATATATCCACAAGATATCCACAGGTTAGTACAAGTATTTACCTGTTTTCAAGTTTTTCTTTCAAGTCGAGTAGTTCTCGCTCGGCAAGGGCTAAGCCCTCGATGACCCCACAGAGCCTTTTATACTCTGGGAAGTCGTTGCATGAACCAGTCGCGACGTTATCGGCGTACTCGTTCATGAGTCTTCTGAAGGTTTCTCTCAAGTAGGCCAAAGCCTGCTCTTCATGCATCAGGGCCAAGGGTTACTCCCGGCGGTTTCTGCCCGCCTGAAATCCGATCTCAACCCCCTTCTGCAATTCCTGCGAGTCGATCCTGGATTTTTCAACCTGGGCATCGACCATCGTGTCAAGGATACGCTGCTCAACGGCCTGTCTTGCCATACGCTCCTGGGCGTTAATACGCTCAATCTCGATGGCATCCTTGGTCCTGGCTTTCTGAGCATCAAGCTGCAATTTGGCCATATCCACTTGCATCTTGTTCTGCGCCTGCATGGCGCGAATCTGCAATTCCTTCTCTTTCTGCTGAACAATGGGATCTTGCATCGCGGCCATATTTTTCTGCGCCTGCATCTGTGCAGTTTCCTTATTCAACATCTGGGTCGAGGCGGCGGCTATCAAGCCGCTAATGCGCTTCTCAACATCCTTCGGCAGGATCTCTTCATCCGGCGGTAGCGGGACACCGATTTCCTGCTCGATCTTCTGGCGATACTGAAAGGCGATGTGTTCGCGGATATGAGCATCCATCGCCGCAGCAATTGCCGGGAACATCGGAGTTTTCTCAAGACCCATAAAGGCAGGGCTTTGCATGAAAGTCATATGCGCGGTGATATGCGCGTCATGATCCTGGTAACTGAATGCCTTGATCGGCTTCATGTTTACCGCGTTCATGTTTTCCTGCACCGGATCAGCCGGGGTCTCACCCTCATCAGGCTTGATAATCTCATCGACATTCTTCACGCCCATGCTCTCAAGCATCTGGCGGTGAAGCACTTTCATGTCATAGATCTGCGGGGCAGATACCGACAACTGCAACGCTGCCTGGCTCTGCATAATTCGCTGCGCCATGCTATTGGCGTTCGGGTCGCTGACCGGGATGACATCCACGCGATCATCGAAGTCTTGCGACTTCACATCCTCGCCGCCCTGGGTCTCATACGGATACACCGGATCGTCGTAATCGCGGATCACGCCAGAGAGCAATTTCAGTTCTTGACGAAGCGAAGCATGCAACCGCGCCTGAATCGCACTCATGACTTTCATCGTGCGTTCAAGGATGGCAAGGGTGGTGCCAACCGGGGCTTCAGCGTTCATGTCCGCGACCTTCATATCGGCCAGCGAAGCAAAACGGCGTCCTTCCTCGACAATGTTATTCAGCAAGGTATAAAGAACCGCAGAGGGTTCTTTGTACGGGAGGAAGGTAATGTTGTCTCGGATGCTACCTCCCGGGACATCGACATCGCGGAACTCACCTGGAGCAATCGGCGTGTCGTCGCCCTTAATGCGAAGGCCTCTAGCTTTCAAGCCTCCCGGAAGATTTGATAACGTCCCGGCATCAACCAACTGCCTTAATATGCTTGTTGCGCTTTTAGCTAGACCACCAATCAAGTGAATCAAACCGAAAGCATAAAAGCCCATTCCCGGGAGGTAGCGGTAATGAACAAAATGATCCCGCTTCTTCTTCTCTGGATCTTCTTCATTCCAGTTTTTGCGAATAGCGAGAACTTTGCGCGACCCCTTATCCATCGTCACTACATAGGGCAGTGCGATTCCGGTCGGCTCTCCATCCTTCGTGTCCTCGAACCCGGGCAGGTCGAGATCCACCATCATCTCGATCAAGGTATAGCGGTTATCGCTTTCGTAACTGGCTACAACCCCTGCGAGTTTGTCTTCCTTCTCGCGAATCTGGCTGATGTCATCTTGCGCATCGCCCAGGTCTACATCGCGATAAAAACCTCCGACCTGCAGTTTGCGAATGTCATTCTTTGCTTTGCGCATGACATGCGAAACACGCTCTGCAGTCTCTAGGTCGCTAACCCCGTAAGAAACTACGAGATCCTCGGCAGGAACAAACATCGACACAGGCCGCTTCAACTGCGGGTCATAGTAGACCTTGCGAAATGCACTGCCTGCCAGAGCCAGCGAGAAAAGCATCTTCTCGGTCTCTGATCGATACTCGGTCATCTTCTCGGTGAGAAGATAATTCATGTAGTCCTGGACACGCAGAGCTTGACGATCCTTGTCTTGCGTCTGCTTGCCTACCACCACCACCCGCACGGGTCCTTGTGCGGGGAACATTTCGGTAATGGCTTGAGCCTGGAATCGAACGACTGCCTCGGTCAGCAGAGGGTGAAAGACTCCGCATGCTCCCGGCCAAGGCTCAGTTCGATCTTCAATCTTAAGTCCCAGCAGATCAAGTCCCTTGATGTAGGTCTGCTCCCAGTCTTTTCGGGAGTTCTTGTCTGCTTCGTAATATCCAATGAGTTCATTGGATAGAGATTCAAGTTCTGACTCAGAGATGACTTCTGCGAGATTGGCATAATGGTCTCCCGAATCTGCCCCAGAATCTTCACCACCCAGGTCGATCTCTACGCTGCCATCAGCGTTAATGGTCATCGCCGGGGCTTCATCGCCCATGGCAATCACTTCGATCTGAAGATCCGCGACTTGTGCGTCGGGATCATCTGGAATCAAGGGCGTGAGTGCCTTCTCGATGGCCATGAATTACCTTATTTGATGGGTCCGCCGACAAGCCATGCATCGCATGTCCTATCGCCAGCACACTTGAAATGGAAGAACTCGCAATAGCCAAGATTAGCCGATTCAATCACATCCTTGGCATTGCTTTCATGCGGTTCATCACCCGCCTCAATCCCTTTCTCCATGCATTGAAGCATCTGCGGAGTCTGAATAAAAGCTGAGCAATTTCCGCAGCGTGATTTCTTGGCCTCTGCAGGGGACACTCCCCACATATCTGCCTTAGCCTGCCAGAACTTGCGGTTCGGTTCATTCGGATTGAGGGGTCCATAGCCATATTCCTCGATGGCATGGTTTCGATTCTTGAGGTTGATATGGACATCTTGTGTCGCTACAGGACAGGCTTTCATGCCTTTCTTGTAGGACTTGCGAATCTCATTGGCAATGATTTCGCGCT